CCTGTGATGAGGCCGTGGCCCGCAACGCATGGAGCGATGTGGTGAAGTGGGTCTATTCGACCGACCGCACAGCAGCGACCGGCGAAGCGCTGGGCAGCCCTGTGACCTACGGCAGCACGACCTACACCAACGACACGGCAGAATACCGCGCCGCCAAGTTCGTGAACGAGTTTGACCAGCACTTCGAGAGCAAGTCCACCCTGTACCACTACCTGTTCACCTCGTTTTTCACCATGCCGGATAACCGTGCAAAGAACACCTTCCCGCACTGCGAGGATGTGACCGCTGAGCATCCCATCTGGGATTACTGCTTCGGCTACGACTTCGACACGGCCATGGGCAACAACAACGAGGGCGACCTCGCTCTGGACTATGGCATGGAGGACACCGACCAGCTGAATGGCGGCAATGTGTTCAATGCGCAGGATTCCGTCCTCTGGGTCAACGTGCGCGAGCTGCTGACCGACCGCCTGAACACGATGGTTGCGACCCTGACGGAGCTGTTCGATGCTGACCGCCTGAATGCGGCGTTTGACGCATATCAGTCCCTTCGCCCGGAACGCCTGCTCGTTGCAGATGCACGGCGCAAGTATATCCGGCCTTATGAGGATTTGAAGGAGGGCGGCACGGCCATTACCATGTTCATTCCCATGATGAACGGTGACAAGCGGCTCCAGCGCCACTACTTCCTCAAATACAACAGCATCTACTTTGCTTCCCGGTGGAACACGGCTGTTGCCCGCAACGACAAAATCACCCTGCGCGGCTTCGCAAGCCCGACCGGCGAGATTGCTGCGATCACCATCACGCCGTATTCTGACCTCTATGTGTCCATCCTGTTCGGCTCCATCTTGAAGCAGCAGCGCTGCAAGCGCGGCGAGCCGGTGACGTTGAGCATGAGCAAGGACACGGCGCTGAATGACACCGAGATTTACATCTATTCGGCATCCATGCTGGAAGCTGTTGAGGGCATCGCCAGCGTGTACACCAATCAGGCTGACTTCTCGGCAGCCACCAAGCTGCGGTCTATCGTCATCGGCAGCGATGATTCCGGCTATTCCAACGTCAATCTGACTTCCACCATCAAGCTGGACTTCTCCGCGCTGGCCGTGCTGGAAGAACTCCGCATCGACCATTGCCCGAACCTGACCGCGCCGGTCGATGTGTCCGGCTGCGTGGCACTGAAGGTAGCCAGCTTCAAGGGAACGCCGGTCTCCGCTGTCAACTTCGCCGCAGGCGGTGCTCTGGAAGAGTGCTATCTGGAAAGCCCGGTCAGCCTGACGCTGCGCAATATGCAGAACATCAAGAAGTTCGATGTGGCCGACAACTACGCGAACCTGACCGGTCTGCGGCATGAAAACACGCCGTTCCCGGCAGCGTATGACATCGTGAACGCTGCATCCAAGCTGTACACGGTGCGCCTCGCGGGCATCGACTGGCAGCTCACCGGAACGGAAATTCTGAACCGCCTGCTGTCCATGGGCGGCTACGATGAAAACGGCATTGAAATCGGGCGGTCTGCTCTGTCCGGTAAGGTCTATACCTCGGTCATCCGGCAGGCAGAAGTCGAGAGCTATGCAGCAGCATGGCCCGATCTGGCCGTTACCTACGGCGGTACGGTGCAGCAGTATAAGGTAACTTTCTGCAACTATGATGGCACGGCTCTTACGCTGAAGGACGGCAGCCCGGCAGAGTTCCTTGTGGACCGCGGCGCGGACTGTGCAGACCCCATCAGGGCCGGTCTGATGGACACGCCGACCAAGGCTTCCACGCAGGCCGAGGTTTTCACCTATGGCGGCTGGGATTCTCCGCTGACGCAGGTGTTGAGCAACCTGACCGTCAAGGCAACCTATACCAGCGTCCCGCAGAAGTACACGGTGCGCTGGTATGCGCAGGCGGGCGTTGTAGTCGGCAGCAAGACCGTTGACTACGACACCGAGGCCGTACCGCCCGCTGACCCGGAGCGCACGGACGAGGAATCGAGCTTCGTCTACCACCTTTTTGACGGCTGGGACAAGAGCACGGCCCATGTCAAGGAGAATATGGATGTCTATGCGCGTTGGATTCGCGGCACGTTGCCCAACCTCGGCGATGACCTGTCGAACCTGAATCTGGCGCAGCTGTACGGCATCCGGCAGTCTGGCCGCGCCTCGCTCTACTTCACCGAGGAAGAAATCAAGACCCGCATTCCGTTCACCATGGGCTATGAGCCGCAGTTCGACAACGTGGAATCTGTGCTGCTGGCCGAGAACATGGAGCTGACCGGCTCCACCTCCAAGGATACCGGCGTGAAGATCATGGACGTTGACGCAGGCTGGACGCTGGTTGTGGACTGTGTGTTCGACCAGCCGACCTCTGAGGCTTGTGTGGCTGCCTGCTTCACCAAGACCGGCTACCACGGCTTCAAGGTCAAGTACAGCAGCGGCACGGCTGTCCAGTGGGGTACGAACACCGCGAACAACTCTCGCGGCACTGGCCTGTCTACCATCTCCGGCATCGGCACACAGTATGTCGCAGACCAGTTCCGTGAGCTGGTCGTGCTGCGTCACGTCAAGGGCAGCCGGAACCTGAACGTCTACTTCTCCAACCCGAACGGCGATGAGATTATCAGCCGCGAGCTGATTAAGACCATCGACACCAAATCTGACGCGACCCTGATGCTGGGCTGCGACAATGACGGCAAGAACTTTGCGACCGGATTCCTGTACCGCTGCAAGCTCTGGCGGGAAGACCTCGGCGAAACTGAGTGCCTGAAGATGGCAGCATGGCCGCGTGAGGAAAGCTATCTGGAAGTCGTTGGCACTGGCGGCGCAACCAAGACCGGCGGCGGTACGACCTCCATCGACCTGATTCACGCGGGTTTGCTGAACGGCTATCACCGCATGAACCCGACCAACAGCAACGATGGTGGCTGGCCCGCATCCGAGATGCGCAGCTGGCTCCAGAAGCGCTATCTGGCCGGTTTGCCTTCGGCGCTGCGCCGGATGCTGGTGTCCGTGCACATCTCGTCCGTGGATTACGGCGCGGGTACTGCTGGTATTCTGGAATCCGAAGATAAGGCCTACCTACCCTCCGTGCGCGAGATGAACGGCAACAACTCGGAGCCGTTCGTGTACTGCGGCGAGCAGATTCCGTGGTTCACGTCTGACCAGACGCGAATCAAATTTGCTGGCTACACACTGGGCGAGAACCCGACCTATACGGTATCTAGCACCGCGCCCAAGAACCCCAAAAAGGGGGATGTATGGATTTGTTCTGCCGACAGTAACGTGGGATATCTCTGGAACGGACACGCATGGGTCAGGGCGCGGTGGTATTGGCTTCGCGATGCTTCGGTGTCCAGCTCTACAAACTTCGGCAGTGTGTACTACGCCGGCTGGTCGGCGTAAGTCCGACCAGACGAGAAACGTTTCCCAAAAAAAACCGATGGCGGCGAAGCCGCCCCGCGGCAAATTTTCCGAAATTAGTTCCAATTTACCAGATTTTGTGATATTTTATTGCAGAGGAGGTGATAATGTGTCGGTTCTCGCACGAAACCGCAGACAGGCCGCAACGGAGTTTGAAATGAACTGCGCACGGCTGGTCGTACTGACCACGCAGCGGGCAGACCACATCCCGGCCCGGTACAAGAAATTTGTCCGGCCCCGGCTGATGGAGCTGACCACAAGCGCATACCACGCAGCCATCATGGCGAATGAGGCCGACAGCAGGACGGAGGCCGGTCGAACAGACCGGCGAAAGCTCTTTGAGCGCTCCATTCGGTGTCTGACGGTGCTTCAAAAGCCTCTTGTCGTGTACTGGAGCCTATTTGATTCTAAGGAGGGCGGCATCCGGGAGTGGGCGGACCTTGTAAACAAGGAGATTGCCCTGCTCCATGGCGCTGCACACTTTGAGGATAACAGAGAGGTTCCCATGATAAAGACGTTTGACCTGAAATATTCGGATGACCGAATATTCTTGAATAAAATGCGAGAGCTGCACAAATACACCTACTCCAAAATTTGCTCTGTACCTTTGGAATATAAGGACCACCTGTCCGACCAGATTTTACAATTCGTAGATGATGCGTTGTTCTGCACCTTGCAGGGCAACGACATTTTCCCCACGACGCGAAAGCAGTATGAGGTGCGGGATAAGTACCTCAAACGAGCAATCGACAACCTGAACGGATTGCAGCGGCCATTGTATGCGCTGTGGAACGTCATGTGTTACAGCGAAAATACGATGGACGAGTGGGCAGGGCAAATCAATGAATGCATCAAATTGCTTTCCGGTCTGCGAAGTTCCGATAGGAAACGCTTCGGAAAGTTGAAATGATGATTTCAATGGTGGCATATTGTTTTAGGCTTTGCCGGTGGTATTGGCTTCGCGATGCTTCGGTGTCCAACTCTACAAACTTCAACAATGTGAACAACACCGGCTGGGCGGGCAACAACAACAACGCAACGAACAACAACGGCGTTCTGCCCCGGATTCTTAGCTTAGTAGTAACCGTGCATAAAGGTGAAAATACCCAGAGAGTTAAGAAGGAATGTGCAACCAGCCGTCTGTAAAGGCGGTAAATTGATGGCTGGCCTGATATAAGGCTGGCGCACCGTATCGGTGTCCCTGAGCAGACCGGCGGGACGATTCTTTCATGGCGGGGCCTGTGCATACCCCGTTTCATCACCGGTTTGCAAACCTGATTAGAGCGCACACTATAAGTAGCAGGAAGGGCGTAGATTCTTTGAACAATCGGCAGCAAATACAGGCCAGGATAGAGCGGAGTAAAGCTCGGAAGGCCGCAAAACGAGAAGCGCGGGCGAGGGGCTCGTGGCGGGAAAGTGGCAGCATCGATCTGGGATTGCTGACCAAAGCCGCCAATGATGCCGCCCGCCGCTGCTACTGGCATGGAAAACCCGTGTGGGAGCAGATAGAAACCGCGCTGGAGCCGCGCACTCCCTATGCGGAGTTGCGCATCAAGGCGCTGGATCAGATAAAGAGCGGGGAGCAGCGGTTACAGGATGTCACCCCGCTGGGAGATTTTCACAGCGTGTTCACCATCCAGAACTTGATGAAGTCCCTGCAAAAGCGCCGGAAAGGCGTTGAGTGGAAAGGCAATGTACAGCGGTTCGTTTTCCATGCGATTCTGAAACTGAAACGGTTGAAAGATTCGCTGCTGGAAGGAAAGCTGAATGTGGATGCTACTATCCGGCGAATCATGCTGCATGAGCGCGGCAAGCTGCGCGAGATCCATGCAGTGATGATTGACTGCCGCGTCGTGCAGGGCTGCTATTGTGACAGCTGCCTTGTGCCGCTGACAGAGCGCACCCTGATTCGTGATAACCCGGCCAGCGTTAAGGGAAAGGGCGTCACAGATGCCCGGAACCGGCTGGCAATGTTTTTGAAAGAGCTGGCCGCGAAATACGGCAACGGCTTTTTCATTATGACCGGCGACTTCACAAAGTTCTTTGACCACCTCCGGCACAGCGATTGCCTGAAAAGATTCCGAGAAATCCGGCTTGACCGGATGCTTCAGGGCCTTGGCATGAAGATCGCCCGGATGTATCAGGAAAACGAGCTGCATGAAATTGCCGATGAAGCGGAACGGGCGGCAAAAGCGGAGCAGCTGCGCCAGCATAAAG